TAGCAAGATCAACCCCCCGCATTACCAACAGAATGGTTTCGAGACTATTGATGTCATCGAGGCGTGGGATCTGAACTTCCGTCTTGCTAACGTAGTGAAGTACATTAGCCGTGCGGGCAAGAAAGACGACACAACTTACCTTGAGGATCTCCAGAAGGCTATGTGGTATCTGGACCGTGAGATCAAAAGGTTAATGGGATGAGCGAGCCAACCCCGGAAGAAGTTCGTATGGAAATATTCTACGAATCTCGGTTGCCCTTGTTCATCTTGAATGAAGGCCCATTCGATAGGAACTTAACTACAGGTGAGTATGCTAATAACTTTGGACAGTTAGCGTGGTCTGCATGGCAAGCCGCCCAGAATGGCACTGCTGATTGTCCCAAGCCTGTAGAGGGAGCTAAGCCCAAGGCAGCACGGCGTGGGGGTAGTAGTTCAAGTAGAAGTCTCAGCCCTTGGCATGCGCACAGGGGGAGCTTCAGGAACAAGGACAAGCTGTGATTGAGAAGAACGGCTTCTGCATCGGTTGCAAGAAGTACGGGCCAATGAAGCTGATCAGGACTGTATCTGGTCAGCGACGTTGGAAGTGTATTCAGTGTATTGATAGGAGTAAGTTATGAGGAAACTGATGAGCGAGGTCAAGCGGTACATCGTTCCTACGTTGCCGGGTCGGCTGACTCGCGACTGCGTTGAGGTAGTTGCCGCCTCAGACTTCGACGCCCTCCGCGCCGCCCTGCAAGAGATATTCAACGTCGGCCCGCTAGGCGTTGACACCTACGCCGTGTGCTGGAAGCGGATACACGCTATTGCGGACGAGGCTTTGCACGGTCCCGCCGCCGCTAACGCTGCGCCGCACGGTAACGCTGGCGATGTTAGTGTGCCCTCCGACGCGCAGGGGAGCGCGTACAAGGCCGCTGTGCCGTTTGGCGAGATGGGCCAGATCGCGACGCCGCACGATGGCGGACAGACTGCCAACGAGGGAGGTGGGAAGTGAGCAACAGCGCATACACCGGCCTGAAGTTCATTCCGAGCGCGAGCGATACGCACGTCTGCAATTGCGTCGGCCCGCAGCCGGGTCAACCGCTATGCCCATGCCTGATGCGCGGGCTTGTCCAGAGAGGCGGACGATGGATCAGACCAGAGCAGGACATGGGGCCGGTGAGCGCCGCCCCGCCAGCGGCAAGGGAGGGGGAGTGATGGACAAGCGATACACCAAGCCGATCCCCATCGTCTACTGCCACGAATGGAAGCGACAACCTACGTTCCAAGAACGCTGCGAGGCCCACCCGGACCACCAGACCGGTATGGTCACGCATGAGATGATTCAAGCTCGATTGCGCGAGGAATCGGAGGATCTTCGCGCCGAGAACGAGCGGCTGAGGGAGGCGGTCGAACGGGCACTTTCCGTCGAGGAATCCGTAACGATGGGGCAGGAGAAAGAACTCCGGGTCGGGTATCGCGAGATGCTTCGTGCCGCCCTCACGGGAGCAGCGCCATGACCCGCGACGACGTGCTGAGGATGGCGAGGGAGGCGGGATTGTTGCTGACGACTTCCGTGCGCGAACAGGAGATAAGCTATGAACCTTAAACTAATCGAATCCATCATCGCCAAGAACCTGACCATCACAGACCAGCGTCTCATGGACGGAGTCATTGGTGCAGTGATGGATGCTGTCGATGCCGAGCGCGATGCGTGTTGTGCAATTGTTTATGGGCAGTGCGGGTCTGACAACGTAGCGCAGCGAACTGTAGACGCCATCCGTGCGCGAGATGGGGAGCCGGAAACCTATTGCCATACCTATTACCACATCGAGACGGGTACGTGCATTCAGCATGGGGAGTGGGCACGAACCGCAGGGCTTGGCTGTCCGGGATGTAATGGTGAAATAGAGAAGGAGCAGCTACCGTGAGCGTATCTAAGTTAGCCAACGTGAGCGCATCTAAGTTAGCCAAACGATGGAAGAAAAAGAATACGTGGTTTGGATTGCATCATGCTCTAACTGCTATTGCGTTAGGCGTACATGAGGAGTTATTAGAACTAGGCATCGAAGCAGATACCCCGCTTTATTACTCTCTTGTAAATTTAGCCATGCAAGGGTGGTTGGCGAAATGAGCATCATCACCATTGACTTTGAAACGTACTACGACAAGGAGTATTCCCTGTCGAAGATGACCACCGAAGAGTACATCAACGATCCGCGTTTTGAAGTCATAGGCGTGGGGATCAAGATTGATGATGGAGAGACTGAGTGGGAGGAACCCGATGCGCTGGCTGGGGATCGCCTGTTGGACCGTGCATGGGACTGGTCCGAGCATGCCATCCTCTGCCACAACACTCTATTCGATGGGTTTATTCTCGCGCAGAAGTACGGCATCGTACCGGGCATGTGGTTCGATACGTTATCTATGGCGCGAGCTATCCACGGAGTGGAGGTGGGTGGGTCATTGAAGGCACTGGCTTCGCGTTATCAGATAGGGGAAAAGGGCGATGAAGTCATCACTGCTCTGGGTAAGCGACGGGCTGATTTCGATAGCGATGGGCTTCATAGGTATGGGGATTATTGCCGTAACGATGTGGATCTTACTCATCGTCTGTTCGATATTCTCTCCAAGGGATTTCCAGACGATGAACTTAAGCTCATCGACCTCACCATCCGGATGTTCACAGAGCCAACCTTCAAAGTAGACGACGCGCTGCTGATAGAACGCTTGAAGCATATCAAGGCTGAGAAGCTGGATCTGCTGCACAACATCATGGGGCATGCCGCTGCCTCAGATGAGGCTGGCGTACAGAAGATACTTAGTAGCAATCCGCAGTTTGCGGCATTGCTTAAGACATTCAGCGTTGATCCTCCTATGAAGATCAGCCCGACAACAGGCAAGGAAACTTATGCGTTTGCTAAAACTGACGAAGGTTTTATGGAACTGCAAGATCATCCAGACCCTATCGTCCAACAGCTATGCGCCGTCCGTCTTGGTACGAAGTCAACCATCGAGGAGTCTCGCGTCGAGCGTTTTATCGGAATTGGTGGGCGTAATCGTGGCCGTCTGCCTGTTCCCCTTCGTTATTACGGCGCTCATACTGGACGCTGGGCTGGCAGTGATTCTGTCAATTTCCATAATCTCCCTAGCCGTGATAAAGCCAAGAAGGCTTTAAAGAATTCCATCGTCGCCCCTGATGGGCATGTGATCATCAACTCAGACTCCAGCCAGATCGAGGCCCGTGTACTTGCATGGTTAGCGGGTCAGCAGGATGTTGTCGATGCGTTTGCTGAAGGCCGGGATGTCTATTCAGAGTTTGCCAGCAAGGTATTCAAGCGCCCTATAACGAGAGATGATCCCATAGAACGATTTGTAGGTAAGACCTGTGTTCTTGGATTGGGGTACGGGACAGGTGCCGCCAAGCTCCAAAGCACTCTTAAGCTAGGCGGCGCAGACCTATCATTAGATGTCTGCCAAGAGATGGTTAGCCTATACCGCAGGGAGAGCTACAAGATCACTGCGCTATGGAGAGATTGTGATCTTGCACTGCAGCAGATGATGAGCGGAATGGTGCAGGAGGCTCCACTGGGGTCCAAGGGCATTCACTACGGTCCACTAGGAGTTAGGCTCCCGAATGGTTTGCATATCCGCTATCCCAAGCTCCATATGTCTGAGGGAAAAATCATCTATGACTCCCGCAGAGGGCCGGTTAGTATCTGGGGTGGGGGAATGGTCGAGAACATCGTCCAAGCCCTAGCCCGGATCATTGTCGGCCAGCAGATGTTGTGGCTTGCAGAGTTAGGGTACCGCCCTGCACTTACGGTGCATGACTCGATAGTGTTCACAGTACATGAACGGCCAGAGATACTGAACGAAGCACTGCTGGCTATATCTCGCACGATGTCTACTGCGCCGTCTTGGGCGCTGGGTCTTCCAGTTACTTGTGAAGTTAAGTTCGGTAAAACATACGGGGAAGTTTGATGATTAAGTGGTCTTTCAGCGGATTGAAGCAATACCTAAACTGCCCCAATCAATATCACGAGATCAAGATACTCAAGAACTATGAGATCAAAGTATCTCCCCAGATGCTGTATGGCACTGAGGTGCATAAGGCGCTGGAAGATTACGCCCGTGATGGGATTGAACTACCTAAGTTCTACCTGAAGTACAAGCCGATGATAGATGCGTTGCTTGAGATCCCCGGAGAGAAGTACCTTGAATACAAAATGGCGCTCAGTGCAGACAAATTGCCTTGTAATTTTGACGCGCCCGACTATTGGGTACGAGGCATCGTTGACTTCATGGTCATCGATACAGACACTGCGTTCATCATTGACTACAAGACTGGTAGTGCCAAGTACCCCGATCCGAAACAGCTAAAGCTGATGGCTCTGATGACGTTCGCTAGCTTCCCCTCTGTTAACCACGTAAAAGCAGGGCTGCTATTTGTGGCATATAATAGTTTCATGCCCGCAGAATATAGGCGGAAAGACATAGACCTACTTTGGAAAGATTTCTCAGTCGATCTGTCTAGGATGGAGCATTCAGCAGATAAAGACTGGTGGCCGATGAACCCCACTGGGCTATGTGGCTGGTGCCCGGTCATCACTTGCGAACATCATAGGAGCCGATGAAATGCCTTACACCAAGTCCCCCCGTCCCTATAAGCATGAGTATAAGAAACAAGTAGAGAGAGGCGAACATGAAGACCGTATGGAGCGCCAGCGGGCGCGTAGAAAACTGGATTCCAAAGGAGTCAGTAGAAAAGGCAAGGACGTTGCCCACGTTAAAGCCTTATCTAAAGGCGGGTCCAATGCAGATGGAGTTAGACTTGAGGCTCCCAGCAAAAACCGATCCTTCCCTCGCAAGTCCAGTGGAGCTATGAAGTAAGGATTAGTAATGGAAGTAATACAAGACACTGCAGTTAAATTAACGCTACGTAATGACATTGCTGACCGGGCGTTACAGTTCATCGATAAGTCTGAGAAGCTCCGCGAATTCAACGGGCGCAAGGAGATAGTGGTTTATTGGGGGCATGATGAGATCGAATCATTAGCAAGCATCATGGATAACAGTCCCGCTGCGACGACGGACATACCGTCGCCAATGATCCGTGATTACGATTGGCCGGGGTTCTATACGCCGTTCGATCATCAGAGGAACACGGCTTCGTTCTTGTCCATTCGCCCCCGCGCATTTTGCTTTAACGAGGCAGGTACAGGTAAGACTTCTGCGGCTATCTGGGCTGCAGATTACCTAATGAAGCTCGATAAGATTAAGCGTGTGCTAGTGATCTGCCCGTTGTCCATCATGTCTAGCGCGTGGCGTGACGATATATTCAAGACCGCGATGCACCGCACAGTGGCAGTGGCACATGGCACGGCTAACAAACGTAAGATAGTTATTGATGGTGAGTACGAGTTCGTAATTATTAATTACGATGGCGTTAACATCGTCAAAGAAGATCTTAAGAGAGCTAGGTTCGACCTGATCATCATCGATGAAGCGAACGCATACAAGACCGCTTCTACGAAACGCTGGAAGACGCTGGCAAGCATCATCACACCCGCTACGCGGATCTGGATGATGACGGGTACCCCCGCGAGTCAAAGCCCCGTGGACGCCTTCGGGCTGGCTAAGATGATCTCCCCGCATCGTATACCCAAGTTCATGACGGCATGGCGGGATAAGGTCATGTTCCCGATCACCCGGTTCAAGTGGAAAGCAAAAGACACCGCTAAGAACGATGTCTACAGCGCACTACAGCCAGCGATACGCTACGCGAAGCGGGACTGTCTGGATCTACCAGAGGTAACGTATCAGACGCGAGATATCCCGATGACGGTACAGGCGGCGCGCTACTACAAAGAGCTTAAGCATGAGCTTCTCATTGAAGCTGCGGGCGAGCAGATCTCTGCAGTTAATGCAGCATCTGCCATGAGTAAGCTATTGCAGATTTCCGGGGGAGCGGTTTATACGGACCAGCATGACATCGTTGAGTTCGACATCACGCACCGTCTCAAAGCTCTTAAAGAAGTACTTGACGAGACCTTGCACAAGGTGCTTATATTCGTACCCTTTCTGCATACAATAGAAGTCATCACCAAGTTCCTTAACCAAGAAGGATTGAGTAACGAAGTCATCAAGGGCGATGTTAGTGCTAATGAACGTACTAGGATAATCAGTAACTTCCAGATGATGGAAGACCCAAGGATCCTAGTCATTCAGCCGCAGTCAGCCTCGCACGGAGTCACCCTTACAGCAGCGGATACCATTATTTTCTGGGGTCCAGTGCTTAGTGTCGAAACGTATATTCAGTGTATCGGACGTATTGATCGAGTTGGTCAAAAGAATAAATGCACAGTAGTCCATCTACAGAGTTCAGACGCGGAGCGTAGGGTTTACTCGATGCTCCAAGGCAAAGTTGACAGTCACTTAAAGTTAGTAGATCTATACAGACAAGAGTTGGAGGAAGTATGAATGAAGTAAACATGGAAGAATTAGTTTCGGCGTATCTCGCCGTTCGTACAGAGCGCGAGAAACTAACGATGGAGTTTGAGAGTGCGGATGCAGTCCTCAAGTCCGATCTGCTAGAGATCGAGACGTTAATGTTGGCTACCTGTAATTCTATGAATGCTAATAGCATTAATACAGTACATGGTACGGTGATCGTACC